TAATGCACCTTGTTTCTAACAATGTCATTATGTTTAGCATATTTGTTAAATAGTTCAACAAGATAGTTTGGATAATCATTTCTATCTCCATATTGAATGTAGCCTTCGCCCTTTTTCTCCCTGTATTCAGTTTGTTTGGCTTCCTCAAATTGTACTAAAACGTAATTCATTCTCTTATTTTATAAGTGTCTGTTGTTGTGTATTCCGTAAATATGGTAGCCGATTGGTTTAACATCATAATTCCACTCTCCAACATATTCAATCCTGCAGGATTTGTGTTTGTTGGACTCGCCTGTTCATACACCTGATAATCCCATTGACCATTTAAGCTACTGCTAAAATAGTCATTTACTATGATTTGAAATTTATTATATCTATCCTTGTATTGGCTGACATCAGTATTGTTCAGCTTTACAAATTTTACCTGCTGATTGCTACTCCTATTCGTAAATACAAACAAATAATTAGGACTCTGCAATAACTGTTTTTCAGTTAAAGTTAGATAAATAAATTGAGTCTGCCCTTTTGTTAACTGTATCATCTATTATAAATGCAGAAAAATCTGGTATTTAACAAAAATGCCCCACCTAAAAGGCAGGGCACATGAAAAACCGCACTATATATTAAGCACCTGCAGTAGTCAATTGACCTGCTACAGTTGAGTTAACTTCAGGAGCGAGTTCTGGCTCTTTGCCTGTGAAGGTCAAAGTATAGCCTGATCTATCTCCCTCTGCTGTACCTGATTGTGAAGAACCTGCTGTGATGTCAAGTCCTCTTGTCAAACCGAGATACCAATACTTATCGTTATTATCTTTAGCAACAGCTACCAAGAGATTTTTAGCCAACAACAAGATTTCGTTTCTTGTATTAGCCTGAAGTTTGTTAAGAACAATTGTCAATTCTTGCTGATAGAAAATTGTTCCATTCTCTACTGATGCATTAATATTCTCAACAAAACTTGAAGTAGCTTTTACCAACTCATACTTATAAAACCTCTTTCCAGAGTCTTTAGTAAGAGCAGTAACTACACCGCCTGAAACAGTGTAAGATGCTACATCTTGGGCTGCCATAAAGTAAACCTCCGTAATGCCTCCTAAACTGTCTTTACAGTCAAGGACATAATTCTGAGTGAGTGCACATGGCATATTAAAATAATTTTAACTGTTATAAAAAGGGGAGTTTTACCTCCCCATTAATTATGCAAGGATAAATTTCACAACTTCATCAGGGAATGCAATGTTCACACCCATCTTGAATTCAGATACGAAACGTACTTGGTCAGCCTCTTTTGCATAGAAGATTTCAAATTTCTCTTCTTCGTTCAACAAGTCAGTACCGGAAACGAAGTGAGCCAAACGACCTGCGTACAAATCGTAAGTTCCGTTCAATCCGTTAACACCGATCAACTTGATGTTTGAACCTGGCAAAGTCAATTCGTAATTCTCAACGCCATTCAAGTAAGAAATGTTGAAGTAGTTTTCAGCAACCAATCCTTGCTTAACCGCAGTGAATACATCGATACCGCAGAAAATTACAACGTCATCATAACCTTTGATATCGGCAGGAAGGTAAGTTTCAAACGTGTTCAACAACTTGATAGCGTTTGCAGGAGTTGATTGAAGCGTAGCGAAAGTCAAATCTGTTGCCCAGTTGTAAGCTGCATCGTTCAAATCAGTAACGGAAGCAGTTGCAAAGATGGAAGCAAAGCCAGTGATTGAAGCAGGAGAACCTGCGCCAGTTCCTTGCCATACCGCAGTTTCCAAAGCCTTTTGGATTGAGCGAACTTTTTGCTCGGCGTAAGCTTGTTCAAATGGAATAGTGTTAGGCATTGAACCCGCTTGCAATTGAGTTTGCATCCAGTACTGCTCCAACGTCTTTGGGCAAATAGCTTCGTGAACTTTGGTGTGAACCGCAGTAATTGTTCTTTGAGTGAAATCGGTAGTGTTTCCAGAACCATTGAATCCGCAAGTATTGCCATAGGTAAAGGCAGTTGTGGTATCCATCAAGTTCAAAGCTGAAACATACTTAACACCTACTTGCTTTGTGATTAAAGAAACGGTGCGAGCGTCGAATAACGACTTAGTGATTAATGGTAGGGTTTGCTGTTGAGTATAAGTACTTAACCCTGCTAAATTGTAACTCATTTTTTATTTTTTTAATGCGTTAATAAGATTTTCAAATTTTTTCTCTTGCGAGTTTTTTGGGTTGATGTAGGTAAATGATGCAGGTTTGCTCACCTCGGCAGTTGGTGCGCTTGCAATCACTTCTACAACGGCGGTCATGGCTTCGGTAGCTTTACCCATTCCATCCATGCGAGTCATCAAATCGGCTAACATACCTTCCAACTTGGTGATACGCTCGCTCATTGATTCCATTTCCTTTACGTGGTCTGGCATCGGGATTACCTCTTCCATTTTTTCCTCTTTGTTTCCTGCTTCAACTTCGATTTCCACTTCGGGTTTCTCTTCTTCAAGTGGCATGATTTCAACAATCTTACCGCCATCGGTTTTAATCTTAGCAACCCCAACGAGAACATGCTCGCCATCAGGTGCAGGAACTTCGTTACCGTCCCCGTCAATCACCATAACATCAGCACCAACAGCGATTTCGCCATTGATACTAACTTGACCACCACCTTCCAAGTCGTACATTGCGAACGCTTGGGGTGTTGGTTCTACGGGACTTTCGGAAGACATCAAGTAACTTTTAATCTTTAAAAGTTCAGCTTTAATATCCATGTTAAAAAGTTTATACTTATTGAATGGGAACGTCCAAAAAAGTGACAGAAAAAATTTATAGCAACGCCAAAATTTCGTCAATCAATGTTACTTCCAAATCGTGCTTACTCGCTTGATACGGAGCGTGAATGAAATCACCCTCAACCGAGAACCCTCGGAAATTCCCTGCTTCAACTTCCTTCCATGCGTCCTCATTATCCACTTTGTACGAACCAAACCACGTGCCTTCAACGCAATCCTCAAAGCCTTTCGGTGCATTTATTCCACGGCTCGAATCGGTAATAAAGGACTCAAACATAAACACGCCATCAATCGGAGTTTTGTGTTCTACGTTTACGTTGGTGTTGTACTGGTTCGCCATGAATTTGAGCGCAATCTTTTCTACCGTTGGTTTGTCGTACATCACATAGTACTCGCCCATCTTTTCATCCCGTCGGTAGATTAGTTGGTTGGGAATCATTAGCGGACCAGTTACAATCTTTCGAGCGGTATCCGCTGAAAATTGTTGGCGGTTGTTGAATGCGTGAAAGTTGCGTTCAATTGCAGGTGTATTTACGAGTGCCACGTAATCCACTCCCGTTTCATCTTGTTCGTTTATCACTAATTGATAAACGGGTAAATCGTTGTAAGTATTCATATTATTTTCCAAGTGTTGCTGTTTGTTGTAATCTTTTTGAGCGTTGTTGCTTTGCTGATATATCGGTTTCTAAAACGTAGGTACGCATTGATCTTTGTTGTAATAAATTACCTTGCGCATCTAATTGCAGTTGGGTAGAATCAAGTCCGCTTGTTTGGGTAGCTTGTGGGGAAGGTTGAGGAATACTACCGCCACCACTCGCAGGCGCACTCGGTGAGTTAGTCGCATTCTTGCCAACTTTTACGCTGGATATTGCCTTAACACGTAATAACCCTTGTGCAATCGCAATCGCTGCTGCAATGTTTGCACGAATTGGAGCGTCGGGGGAAGGAATCGAAACTTGGGATAGATATGCTTTTTGTGCAGCTTGATATGTATCAACCAAAGTTGAAGCAATCGCAAACGCCTTTCCTGCCTTTGTATTTTCGCCTACTAATTTTGAAATTTCACCCAAACCACTTGCAACAAGACGCACTATTTCATCCTGCGCCTTAGCTTCATTATCCCTAACTTTTTGTGTTTGTTCTATTGAAGCATCAGTAGATTCTTTTAATAGTTCGTTAAACTCTTTTATTTTTGCAAATGAATCTTTTTGATTTTCATCACTTTGTTCTCTCAATGTACTTGTAAGATTAATTGAAGCAAATTCCAATTCACGATTTTTTTCAAGTTCTTGTTCACGCTCACGCATGATTCTTTGCTGTTCGTTTCTTTCTTTTTCTTGCTGTTCACGCCTTCTTTGCGCCCTTGCCTCTTCATCAAGTGCATATTGAATATCTAATCTTGCTAAATCTTGTTTTAATCTGTATTCTTGCTCCTTTAATTTAAACTCTTCTTGGGTAGTCAATAAACCTTTTTTGGTAGATAATTCAACTCCGATTTGCCTTAATTGTAATTGTATTGCTTCCTTTTGAAGTTCATTAATTCGCTTATAGTTTTTCTCTTTATCAAGTCCAAGTGTTTTGATTTCCTCTTCAACTTTTACCAATTCAATGCTTCTATCAATGTACGATTGATTGGTTTTCATGTTTTCATCTAAGGCATTTTTCCTTTCCTTTAATGCTTCATTTGTCTTCTTGATTTTATCTTCTGCCTCCTCTTCTGCATCGCTAAATGCCCCCAAAGCATCCGCAGCCATAACGATTGCACTAACGACTACAAGAATACCAGTTGAAGCCAAAGCAATACGAAACGCCTTCATTGCTCCCGTAGAAGTACCAACGGCAAATGCATAAGCTTTTTGTGCAATGGTGTTAACACCGAGCATAAACGCACTTTCCTTTTGCAATACGTTCGTAATCGTGGTAACCCCTTGAAGCAATGCCATTGCCCCTTGTGTTTTCTTAATCGCCTCTTCAACTGCTTTGTTCTCTGAACCAAATAAAGCAATAGCACCTTGGGCAGCTGCGAACCCACCTGCAATTCCTTGCGCCGCTTGACTAAACGCATCCAATCGGAACGTATCGGATGCCAAAGCTTTGATCGCTGACTTGGTATCCCCGATTTGATCTTTAACCTGACCTGCTCGCTTTTGTAATTCCTGAAACGCTTTGCTTCCCGTGTCGCCACTTTCCGCCATGCGGTTCAATTCGTTTTCAATTGATCGCAGTTCTTGCTTTAAATTCTTGAACTGCCCCTGCGCTTGTTCGGTTTCCGACTTTACTCGTAAAACTATATCCTTTTCTACGTCTGCCATTATTCAGTAATTATTTGTGGTTTGGGTTCATCATCAATACTCGCTCCCGTTCCGCTTGTTAACTCAAACACGGTGGGAACAAAGCCTTCTAAATCTAATACTTTCAGCAACTCAACCGAGGTGCTTTCATCACTATTCGCGTCATAATCATTTACCGCCAATAGGTAAAACAATACGCCGTTAATGTAAATCAGTTTCCTGAAATCAAGATTCGCAATATCTACTGGTGTAAGTTGCATAAACAACTTGACTTATTTTGCATCCTTGTCGGTGTATAGCTTCACGTAATCTAACCAAAAGCGGTTAAATAGGTTGTTATTCGTATACCTAAAAATCGCACCCGTGGTTTCATTCGATTGGTAGTACAACTCCCTTGGAATCCCAAAGCATAAATCGGTGGTAGGGTTGTACGGATTATCCAACGTTCCTGCATACGGGTAACTGGTATATTCGTGACCCTCAAAAACGAACTCCGTTTCACTTGGAAATTCAATGTATTCATGGTAAAGGATTCGGAGGTTTGGAGTAACGGGTTTCACGTTCAACGCTACATCCCCACCGCTTGCAGTTCCTTTATTATCAATATCGTAGTAACGGGCGTAAATCCTCGGTGAAATCTGAAATCCAACCATTACGCTATTTGAAAATCCAACATCTTCCGATTGCTCACCATTTGAAAATTCGTTGCTTGAAATATACTTGCGTGATCCGTACCCTTCGCCGTACGCTTGTTGGTAACGCTTCTCAAAATAACCGCCACCGTCTTTGTATTGAAATTTGTACGTTTTCGGATTCATGTAACCGCATGGCACTACCTCGTAACCCTTTTCCACGTCCCATTTGTACGTCCAATCCAAGGGGTTTGCATTGTCGTAAAAATCGGCAAATGGTTCAACGTACAACTTCTTAGGGTTGTACTTGTCGGGCATGATAAATAGGTTAAACATTCGCACCAAGTACATTAAGAACTCCGACTGCTTAACCTTTGGCACGATCGTTTGGTTCATATCCCAATTGAATCCAGGTTGCATTAATGGCGTTCCATTAATTTGATTCAACCAATAGGTGTCAGCAAAATAAAGTAGGAGCGCACGATCCCCCATTGTATCGTTTACATCAACAAAAATTTCTAAATAATCGCCCGTTAATAAAGGAACATGTGCAATAATGTTATTGATTGTTTTATCCGCATTATCGCCCCCTGCCCAATTCAAAGTACCAAAGCTTGCATATAAAACCCCATTTTTGTATAGCTTGAAATTAGGGGTTAAGGTTTGCAATCCTAATCCTACATTCAAAGGCTTTGCCTTAGCAACAAATTGAACGTTAACATCAATATCAGCAGGAGCAACAAATCGAAATAAAGCTTGATTGTAATTACCACCATCAAAGTAAGGCAACGGCGAATCATCCCCTAATTGCAGTTTATGAATAGCGTTATCCCCATAAGCGTTAAAGTTAGGTGTTATTCCTACATGGTTCAAACCTATGTAATACAAAAGCGTTTCCATTTCGCTTTGTGTAATATACGGCACACCACTAACTCCATACGGTACTAT